TTAGGAGAGTTCGCTAGTTACACTTATCAAATAAGTTTATACATGATTACTCCTGATGCATATGACGCTTTTATCGCGTCAGGTAGGACTAACATCAACGCAATAAAAAGCGTAGCACCTTCTGGCGGAGCGACTGGTGCTAACATACCTAACCAAGGAGGGGCATTCCTCCTTGCCCAAAGTGGGGGTATAAACAACACCGATGATGTCCGTGCTGAAGGGTTTAACTTTGATTATTACATTGACAATCTAACCTTCACGACACAAGTTATGGCGCAAGGTGCAGCGATAGTTACTGATATTGAATTTACTATAACTGAACCATATGGATTTTCATTCATTCAAAATTTAAAGCGGGCATCTGACGCTATATCACAATATTTGGGGTCTAATACAGCAAATATTACTTTTGCAAAGCAATTTTTTATATTAGGTATAAGATTTTTTGGTTATGATCAACAAGGAAAATTAGTTAAACCAGAAAATCAATTTTTCGGTTCTACGTTAGATCCAAGTTCAATCGATGGATCGTTATTCCAGCAATATTTTGATATTCAGATAACCGGAATATCTTCTAAGATTAATGGTAAAACTATGACTTATCAATGCAGTGCTACCGGATTAGCTCCGGGCACTGCATATAGTCAGTCCAAAGGTACTTTGCCTAGTGATCATCCTATAACTGCTACTACTGTAGGAGATGCTCTAACAAAACTCAAGAATCAACTTAATGACGAGCAACAAAAACTAGTCAAAGCCGGATCACAAACCTATCCCATAGTATATAATTTTAGATTTGCACCCGGAGCAGAAATAATCGCACAGTCTCCGATAGTTTCTCCCGCAGATTTAGATAAAAGCAAATGGGCAGGAAGTGGCGCCAAAACAACTAGTCAATCAAATGCTAGTAAAGAAACAACTGCTACCCCTGAAAATAACTCAAGAAATATAAATTTTACCTCTAGTACTACTATAACTCAGGGAATACAGCAAGTCATTACGCAAAGCGAATATTTACGCAAGGCCCTAACTGTTGTATACGCATCCTCACTGCAAACAGATCAATTAAAAAACGCTCCTCCAGAAATAGTATCTTCTAGAGACCGGCCGATAAGTTGGTACCGATGTACGACAGAAATTTCAAATGCTAAATGGGATCCAAAGTTAAACAACTGGATAACTGATATAACTTATGTGATACACGAGTATGATACACCGGTAGTTGCTAGTAGCTATGCTAGTTCTACTTTAAAATACTATGGGCCGCATAAAAGATATGAGTATTGGTATACGGGAGAAAATAGTGAAGTTATAAGCTATGAACAAAATATAGAAACCCTTTATACTAGTACCGTGGTTTCCCCGCCGGATCCAAATAATCCTACAGGTCCGGCAACTCCGCCTTCCGGAACAGCAAGCCCTAGTACTACTCAAAATGCAAAAACTCCCAACACCCAATCTCCTTTACCTAGAACAAATACACAAGGATATGCAGCTACTGCTCAAAATAACTACCTTACTAGTCTTTATGACTACAATTCCTATGCTGAAGCCAGCGTGACTATTCTAGGAGATCCGGATTTTTTGATTCAGGATTCCGATACAAGTATAAATCAGGTGTATGATAAGTATTACGGAAGTGATGGTTTTACTATAAGTGCTAACGGCGGACAAGTTTTTATTGAAATTGATTTTAAAGAAGCAGTTGACTATACTAATACTGGACAAGTCAACGGTGTTAATTCGTCAGAAGGCGGCACGCTGAATATCAATAACTCTATTTTGTTTTTCCCGTATCCTCCTCCTCTTGACAAGATAATACATGGCATAAGTTTACAAGTAAGAGAAGTCAAGAGTAAGTTTGATAATGGAAAATTTACTCAAGATTTATCTTGTTTTCTAAATGATTTTGGAAAAGTAAGTCAAGATGCTAACTCTGCTGAAGCGACAAGAATATCAAATTCTAATAAACCAACCGGTTCAGGACCCGCAGCCGGAAATTCTGCGGTCACCACTAGCAATACGGGAACGAAAACGGATCCGGCTATCAACACTACTAAAACCCAAACCCCCACTAAAAACTCAAATCAGACTCCTGCACAGCCAGTGACGAACACTGGCCCCGGTGGAAAACCTGTCGCAAATGATCACGGAGGAGGATAAAATCACATGCCAATAGACTCTATTAAAACATTTGGTCCAGTCAAATCAAGTAAGCCTGATACCGGCGGAGCTATTACTAAAATGGTTCCTCTTTTTGGAATCGTTAAGGATAACATCGATCCTACCCGAGCAGGAAGAATTAAAGTTCTGTTATCTGACAAGCCACCAATGGACTCTGACTCGTCTGATCACTGGATAACGGTAAGTTATCTGAGCACCTTTTTTGGTCAAGTCGGGAGTACTGCTGGAAATGACGGTCACGGCACCTATAAATCTAATCCTAGTTCCTACGGTATGTGGCACGCTCCTCCTGATATCGGAACTACTGTTATCTGTATCTTTATCAACGGTGATCCTAACTATGGTTTCTACATAGGATCAGTTCCATCAGCAGAAACATTGTACATGGTACCTGCTATTGGTTCAGCAGATAACATCGTTGCCAATGAAGGAGAAGCACAAGGGTTTGGTGGTGCAACTAGGTTGCCAGTAACAAACATTAATACAAACAATGCGCCAGTAACCAATAGTCCGGAATTTAATTCAGCACCTAGACCTGTTCATAGCTATTCTGCTGCAATCATGAATCAACAAGGAATCATACGAGACCCTATTCGTGGTCCTATATCATCAAGTGCATCTCGCGAAGCAGCAAGTCGTGTAGGCTGGGGAGTGTCTACTCCTGGTAGACCTATCTATCAGGGCGGATATGATGATTCTACTGTTGTCAACAATCTTACTCCGGACAAAGATGCCCAACTACAAGTCGTTGCAAGACGGGGAGGTCACAGCCTCGTCATGGATGACGGTGATGTCATCGGTAGAGACCAGCTAATTAGATTGAGGACTGCATTGGGCCATCAGATTCTGATGAGCGATGACGGCCAGACCCTCATGATACTTCACTCTAATGGACAGAGTTATATTGAATTAGGTAAAGAAGGTACGATTGATATGTACTCTACTAATTCAGTCAATATTAGAACTCAAGGAGACTTGAATCTCCACGCAGATCAGGATATTAATATGCACGCCATGGGGAAATTTAATCTCCAAGCTAATAGCATAAACACTAACTCTGAGACAACGACCCAGATGAGAGCTACTACTGATATTAACTTCGGTGCATTAGGAAAAATCACTGGTCTAGCAGGCGGCGCTATTGCTTGGGGTGCCGGAGGAGATGCGTCTATGGTCGCTGGTGGCCAGGCGTATGTTAACGGTTCTAAGGTGAATCTAAACAGCGGGGCTCCCGGTACTTCGCCAGCATCAGTACCCAGCATCCCCCTCATCGCACAGACTGATACCTTGCATGACAGCACAAAGGGTTACATGGCTGCACCTGCAAAGTTACTCACTGTCTGCTCCCGCGCCCCTGCTCACGCGCCGTGGGCTAATGCAGGTCAAGGAGTGGATGCAAAAACAAATCTTGATGCCGCTGCTAGTTTACCACCGGCACCTTCTGGGGCAGTTGATGCGACTAATACTGCTGGAGCAGCGACCGGACCTTCTCCGCCGGCAAGTGCGACGGTAGCATCTGCACCTGTAACAGCCGCCCCTTCGGCTGGCGTAAGCACTAATACGACAGGTGCAACTCTAGCTGCTCAAGCAACCGCCGCAGCAACAGGTCCCGCAGCCGCAGCAGTGAAACAAGGTGCCGGAGTGATAGACACGGCTACTGGTAAAGTCGCTGTAGTAGGTGCATTTGCACAGACCCCTGCTCAGTTAGTAAGTGGTAATATATTAAAACCAGGAGCCGCCACACTTGTCACTGGGCTCGTTCAGCAGGGTGCAAACATAGCACAAGCGATGCCGGCATCATTATTCACAGGAGCATCCGGCATAGGAAATCTGACGAGTCTGATTAAAAATACAACTGCTCAGGCTACTGGCATCGTTAGTGGTATGCAAAAAGCCCAGACAGCATTGACAACCATTGGTGCGATCACTGGCAAAGAAGCACCAGCAGCACTTACCGGATTAGTTCACGCAGCAACGACTGTAGATGTGGGATCAACTATAAATGCAATCAAACAAGTATCAGGAACACTGAATGCTGCTGCTAATGCTGCTGCTAATCTTGCTGGCGCGGCGAATTCGGTTTCTAAGGCATTGAGTGGCGGCGCGGCTGGAGTCGTTAATAATCTCGGAGGATCTCTCGTTGGTTCGGGGTCCGCCGCATTGAATAGTGCTACGTCTGCTGCGGCAAACGCAGCATCATCGGTTACTGGTTCAGTTAATAAGATAGATAGTGCCCTCAGTGCTATCGGCGCCGGCAGTGCGGCAGCAAAACTAGCCACTAACCTAACCGGTGGTCTGGGCGGCGTAGCTAGTGCATTGACTGCTATGAGTTCAATTCCCGGCCTCAGTTCATTAGTAGACCAAAGCAAAGGCATAGCAGCGTCAGCGTTTAATGCCATTAAAAATTCTTTTACTCCACTACAAGCCGGCATACCGCAAAATCTTACTGCTATCGCCAAAGCAAACGCCGCCGCAGCAGCCACAATTGCCGATCAGACCTCTCAAGCAAGTGGTTCTTTATTGGGTAAAGTGACCGGAGCAGTGAGTTCTCTTGCAGGTGCCGCCGGCTCAGTTTCTAGTCTAGCAAAAGATGCTATTGGCAGCGTGTCCGGAGCAGTAGCAGCGGTAACATCTACTGCTGCTTCATTAAGTAATATTGCCAAAGCTACCGGAGCGGTAAATAATAGCATTGCGTCAGTCGCAGGCGAGATATCATCCGTGAGTAAATCTTTATCATCCATTGCCAATGCTGTGGGGGGAACTTCTACTGGAATTACGGTAGGTGGTATAACAGGTGCGGCAAACTCTATATCTGCTGCGGTTACAGGACACGCACTCAATACTACTATCGGTGGAGTAGAGAATGCAGTAAACAATGTTGCTGCAATTGCTGGTGCAGGATCAACATTAGCAGCAGGCGGACTGCCGGCTCTATCAAATGCAGCATCTGTTATCCAACAAGGAGCATCGGCTGCGACATCATCAGTTCTTGCTAGTGGATTAAGCAATCTGCCCGGTGGAATAAACACAGTGTCAGCAGTTCTTAATAACGCAAAGGGGGCAATCAACAGCATACCTGGATCAACCGCGCTTTCTGGGCTAATAGATAATGCACATTCTTCAGCATTAAATGCAGTGTCGCCGGCAGCTGGACCATTAGGAGGATTGACATCTGCTACTAACACTCTAACTAATCTAACTTCTTCGTCTATAAACGGAATTGTTGGAGCATTAGGTGCCGCTGCGAGTAAACTAGGAGGATTAACTTCTCTAGCTTCTGCTGGATTATCGGCGGGTGGAATCGCACAATTACAATCTTCCATAGCATCATTGGCGTCAGGCGGCCCAGCAGCAATCAATCTTCCTACAGTTGGCTTCAATACAAATGATCGTACTTCTATCACTGCCCAGACAACAAGTCTACTCGGTGATCCGGGAATACCTCCTCCTAATCTGACTGGAGCAGTGTCTACAGATACGATATCTACTTACGAGGCACAACAAGCGGCAAACCAAGCACTATCTGATCAGTATAACGTGCTGTTGAATGCAGTATCATCGGCGTTAAGTAATCTGGCAATAACTCAAAGTGCGTACATGACAGCCGAAAATAATCTTCCTGCTGGAGATCCCGGAATTTCCACTGCATATCAAGCATTTCTTGCAGCCTCCGCCGTTTTAGCTGCTGCTGAGGATGCAGTAAACGCATTCCAACAATCTAATCCTCAATTCGCCCAATAATATAAATACTATAAAGGAATAAGATATGCCACAATACATCGGATTCAGTACATTAAATGCTTGTCAACCCAGAAGTAATAACATTCAGATTGACAGTATGTCTACGAGTTATATTGCTGTAGGCCCCAATGGATTGACTCCTATCAATGGATACGGTGTTACTTCAGGGTTAGGCTCAACTATTACACCTATCTACTCTGGCAAAAAATTTCTTACTATTGATGAGCAACTCGTAATTACAGATTTTATCAATGCATTGAACATTCCACGAGGACAAAAAGTCGGTCAACCTGGCTTCGGCACTGGAATTTGGGATTATATCTTTGAACCAAATACACCCGACTTACAATTATTATTAGAAAACGATATCAGAAGAATCGCAGCGAATGATCCAAGAATAGACATTAATTATTTGAAATCGTACACACAAGAAAACGGTATTTTGTTAGAAATTCAAATGGCTATTCTCCCCTTTAATAATCCACAAACACTAAGTGTATTTTTTAACTCTCAGACTAATTCCGCCTCACTAGTATAAAATCCACTTTTTTGATAATGATAAATACTTAATCAAAAGAGAGTAGCCATGTCATCATTAGAATTTTATGTGTACGCATATTTACGTGAAGACGGTAGTCCTTATTATATCGGTAAAGGTAAAGATTTGCGTGCATGGACGAAAGGCAAGGGTGAAGTTAGACCACCCAAAGCCCTCAACCGAGTAATAATTGTTGAACGAAATTTAACGGATATTGGTGCATTAGCAATTGAACGAAGACTTATTATTTGGTATGGACGCAAAGATCAAAGAACCGGAATACTACATAATAAGACAGACGGTGGCGATGGTTCCGCCGGTAGAGTTGTATCCGATGAGCAACTAAAAAAACAGATTGCTACTAAAATTAGAAATGGAAATACTGGGAAAGGGAAAAAACGAGACCCTAAAGCAGTTGAAGCGACGGCGGCAAAACTCCGAGGAAGAAAACAAACCAAAGAACATATTGAAGCGTCAGTTGCACCTCGTCGAGGAGTAAAGTTTACTGCTGAAAGATGTGAAAATATAAGTAGATCGCTGCTGGGAAACATACCATGGAATCTAGGCAAAAAAACCGAATCTAGATCAATGGAATCAAGAATGAAACAAAAAGAAAATGCTAAGGGTATAAATTCCGGCCCACAACAAATAATTATGTGTCCACATTGTAATAAAAAAGGTGGATTGTCAAATATGAAAAGATATCATTTTAAAAATTGCATTCTATCTAAAATAGAAGGAGTACAATAAGGTGGTAACGTCATCACGCCAAGCAGCATTATTCGGTACGAATGACTGGCAAGCACTATATCAAACTTACCAGCAAGCGGATTTTAAAAGTTATGATTATGAAACTTTACGCAAGAGTTTCGTTGATTACCTGCAACTATATTATCCGGAAACATTCAATGACTTTACTGAATCCTCAGAATACATCGCGCTACTTGATATCATCGCATTTATGGGTCAAGGGCTGGCATTCAGAGATGACTTGAATGCGAGGGAGAATTTTATTGACACTGCTCAACGCAGAGATTCAGTGATCAAACTCGCAAATCTGGTCAGTTACACTCCAAAAAGAAATCTGGCAGGTCAAGGATATCTAAAGGTAACCGGTATATCAACTACCCAAAATATAACTGATATCACCGGAATGAATCTGAGTAATACGACTATTCTCTGGAATGATCCAGCTAATCCCAGTTGGTTAAATCAGATGAATACTATCTGGAATGCTGCTTTTGTTAGTTCGCAACGAATCGGACAACCAGGTAATACTGCTGATATTCTAGGTGTCACAACTAGTGAATATGCTATTCAGATAGCTCCTACAGCATTACCTATCATACCGTTCACTTCTTCTATCAGTGGTCAAAATATGAACTTTGAACTCGTAAGTGTGACTTCCGCGAATGAAGATTATGTATATGAGATTCCTCCTGCACCTTCAGGTAGATTCAACGTGCTTTATCGTAATGATCAATTAGGATTTGGCAGTCCTCAAACAGGTTTCTTTTTCTATTTCAAGCAGGGTAGTCTACAGACATACGATTTCGCCCTACAACAACAAATCTCCAATCAGATCATTCCTATAGGAACTATTCAAGGTGTCAACAATACAGATACTTGGTTGAACCAATTTGCTACTGATGGCACAAGAATCCCGTGGGTACAGGTACCTAATGTATATTCAAATGCATATCTGCAAACCGAATCTAGTGGTAAGAAAATCTTTTCTGTAAATTCCGGATTCAATGACCAAGTGTCATATGTATTTGGTGATGGTGTGTTCTCTGAGATTCCAGTAGGAAACTTCAGGGCATATGTCCGTGCAGGTAATGCCCTTACATATACTATTGAACCAAGCGAGATGAATGGTATCTCTGTCTCATTCACCTATATTGACAGAACAAACAAAGCACAGACGCTCACTGTCAGCCTCGCTCTGCCACTGACTGTATCAAATGCCCAGGCCCGTGAATCGCTAGATGATATCAGACTCCGTGCTCCTACCCGTTACTATTCTCAGAATCGTATGGTTAACGGAGAAGATTACAACAACTTCCCGTTCACCCTTTATAGTTCAATTGTCAAGTCTAAAGCATTAAATCGTTCTTCCGTAGGTGTATCTAAAAATTTAGACCTGCTTGATCCTACAGGCAAGTATTCAAGCACCAACTCATTTGGTGATGATGGTGCGTTATGGCAAGATAATACTGACGGATTCCTAACACTGACCGTGAACAACTCTAATGATATAATATCATTTTTTACGAATAACCTTGCAGCGGTACTGGCACAAAATGATGCAAATCAGTATTATATTCAAAATTATACTAGATATCCAGTAAACACCTCAACCGGAGACGGTGTAGTTTATTGGCAGACAAGCACCGTTGATACTGGATCTGAGACAGGTTATGTATATAACATGATTCAGGATATAAAATCTCCTATAGTAGTAGGTACATACAATACTAATAATCTAAAGTATCTAACAGCCGGGGCTCTCGTGCAGTTTACTGCGCCGTCAGGTAAGTATTTTGATTCTAATAACAGACTACAGTCTGGTATTCCAGGACCCGGGGATACGACTTATGTCTGGTCTACTGTGTTGTCAGTTATAGGTGACGGAAGTAATTTTGGTCAGGGAAATTTTGCTAATGGTAACGGACCTATCTCACTGAGTGGGTACATTCCTACCGGTGCGATAATTTCACAGATTATTCCTGTTTTTGATAATGTATTTTATTCAACTTTAATTCAGCAAGCAGTAATTCAAATGGAACTTCAGCAGAGTTTTAGTCTTGTGTTTGATAATTCTTTATTAGTCAATCAAGAAAGATGGTCAATATCTACCTATGATGATCCTGCTGCTTTTGTATATTTCTATAGCACACCAAATAGCAATGTTTATACTATAACCTATCACTCTACGAAATATTTCTTTGGTTCAGTCGCAGACACCCGATTCATATTCAACGAGAATCAAATTGTTTATGATCCATTTTCAGGAACTGTTATACAAGATAATATTAATGTACTTCCAATTAATACTCAGTATGGTTCTTCATTACCGCTGGGAACAAGTTATATACTGAACATTGTTGGTCAACCAGTACTACCTGACGGATACACGAATCAATTTCAGATTGAAGTCTCGGCAACTGATGTAAACAATCAACAACTGATTTTGAATCCCGATTTCTTCAATACCATTACTGGGTATGTTAATGGCGGTTCAAATGCTGGAATCTATACTTTCTTTGAAACAGTAGTTGACCCTAATAATCTATCAGTAGAATACTTAGTGCCATCATCGTCAGTGGTTTACAGCTATGCTACTCTAGGAGAAATAGAAGTAGTTAAGTATGACTACCCGGTTGGACAATTATTCTATGCGTACAACCAGACTAATCCAAATGATCCTTCTTTACCAAATGGAGTATTTTATATTTCTGTGCAAGATCCAACCGTAATTGTACCTTCATATACT